GTTCAATTATATAACTCGACTCCGCTCATGGCGGCTCTGATTGCTAACTCGCAACAGGCTTCCGGTGGTGTTTCTTCCGTAACCGTTCCCGTTCAAGGCGCACAGTTTGTGAACGCACAATGGTCTGATTACTCTGGTTCGTTTAACCAGCCATCAGTCCAGCAAGGTGCTTTCAATGCTGAATTCGACCTGAAGCTGATGATTGCTCCAGTACCGTTTCTCGGTATGGAAGGTGCAGTTCAGCAAGACGCTGCAATCATTCCATTGATTGAAGCTCGTATGAACGACGCGACTAACGTGATGATGGATGCAATGGCAACTGCCTTGTACACCAACAGCACAAACACGCAACAGTTTACTGGTTTGCCAGCCGCTGTTTCAGCTTCAGGCACCTACGGCAATATCAGCCGTTCAGCCTATAGCTGGTGGCAGTCAAAGGCGTACACAGCCGGTAACGTGAACCCAACTCGTCAAAACATCCTGCAATACATTTCTGGTACCGTCAAAAACGGTGCTGAAGTGCCTTCATTTGGTGTTTGCGGTTTTGGTACATGGACTCTGTTGGCGCAAGACTTTGTCGGTCAAGAGCAATACGTTATCACTCCGGGTTCCGGCTTTGATAGCGATTCCAACGGCCCACAAGCAGCTTTCCGTGCTTTGATGGTCGCTGGTGTACCTATTTATCCTGACCCCTACTGTCCAGAAGGTACGGTTTACTTCCTGAACACTAACTACCTGTCGCTTTATATCCATGAGCAAGGTTCGTTCGTGTTTACTGGTTTTGAATCGACTCTACCTAACTGGCAGATTGGTTACGTTGGTGCTGTATTGATGATTGCTGAGTTGGTTTCAACTAAGCCTAAGTCGATGTCAGTGGTGTCGGGTTACAACTCTCTCAGCATATAAGGAGCTAACCATGTCACTAAGTACCAATAAAATCATTCTTGCTGGCGCACAGACCAACACCGCTGGTGCCTATTTTTTAACCACTACTCTTGCTGCTGTTAATACAGGCAACGGTACGGTTATTCCGGCTGGTGTTTATATTCTGATTCCTCAAGTGAATGTTAGTATTATTGCTTCTACAAGCAATACGTCTAACTCAACTGTGCTTCCTGCAAACACTGGTGGTGTCATTATTTCTGATGGCGTCAACGTATTTGCTAAAACAAGCAACGCTGGTGGCGACACTGTAACTCTGTTAGCTACTAACGGTGGTCAGAACGTCAGCAGCACTTACGCATCGTAAGGGGGAGTTATGGCTAACGCTGATTCAGTCGGTCAACTATACCTTGACTCATTTGGTGAAGGGCGTATTGCCACTATTACAGCAACTAAGTTAAATACGACGGGCAATGCTGTTGTTGCCCTTCCTTTTCTTAGCGGTGGTTTGACAAAAGGAAATTCGACAACTACGTCCGGCGACGTAATCATCCGTAGAATTACGGTATGTAACCCGTCCGGTAGCGTAGCATCTGCAAATATTTCTATTTCGTCTACCTCCGATGGCGCAAATCTTGTTACCGCAAACACAGTGCTATCCAGCGTTACTGGTGTAGTCACTTTCCAAGATATTGCGATAACTGGTGGTAATGTCCTTGTTTCTGGTTTTAACAGCCAAGCCTTGTTCGTCAACGTAAACACTGCCACTGGCAATGACAATACCGTTGATATTCGGGTGTATGGCGATGTTGTGAGCTTCTAACTATGCAAACCGTCTATGTGACAAACAAATGGGAAAAACCCATAACCTTCAGCTACAACTACATCTCCTATACGTTTCCAGTAGGCGAAAGTGTAGAGGTGCCGCTGGAGGCTGTTTGTCACATATTCGGGCATGGTGACACTGATAAAGAACCGTATATGGCGCGGTTGGCGATGATTCAGACGAAGGCAGATATTCCTGCCGGATTAAAAATCCTTGAAAAGATTCTGATTACGGACCAGCCGCCTAAGAAAGTCCACTCGTTATCCCCGGTGGTTGAAAGAGTACCCTTGCCTTCTAAAGAGGCAGGGGGAAAAGTCAATATAGCAGCTTAATATGGACCGTAAATGGCGCAGACACTGCAAAGCTACATTACTGCTGTCAGATACTTGTTGCACGATGCAAACGCAAACTTTTACACCAACAGTCAGCTAACTGATTACGTTAATGGTGCTAGAGCGCGTGTTGTTCGTGATACAGGTTGTCTCCGCACGGTCCAAACAAGTCAAACGCCTTGTACCCCGGTGGCTGGTGGGAGTAACCCTGTTATCTGGTCATCCGGCTTAGTTGTAAGTGCGGGTAATTACGTATTTTCCAATATCTTTATTTATGCGGTAACTGTTGGAGGTGTTTTGGGAGATGCTCCCGATTATCCTTCTTCAACTAACATTTACCCGCCAAGCACACCGTTTACTAGCGGCACGGCTACGGTTCAGTATGCCGGTCCCTCAGAACTGATTAACTATTCTTGTTTGCCGTCTGGAACTTTGACTCTGGACGTCATCAACATTAACCTCTATTGGGGAAATTCCAGAATACCGTTGCGGTATATGCCTTGGACCGACTTCAACGCACAATTGCGTTATTGGCAGAACCGCATCGGAACGCCGGTTGCTTTTAGTATTTACGGGCAATCTCAAATCTATATTGGACCCGTTCCTGACATAGCTTACACAATTGATTTAGATACGGTTCTCCTGCCAACAGATTTAGTGAATCTGTCTGATGCGGATAACATTAACGAACCGTTCTCTAGCACAGTTAAGTTTTATGCTGCTTATCTCGCTAAATACTATGAACAGTCGTTTGGTGAGGCTGAGATTTATTTAGGGCAGTACAAACAGCAAATTCAAGCGGTTCAGGCGTCCATCTACACTCGGAGACTGCCTGACCCTTATTCCAGAGCGTACTAGGTCATGGCTGCCGCAGAACAAAAGAAATCGTATGAAGTCGTTAAGAACTTTCGTGGCGTCAACACGAAAGCTAACCGCACGGCTATCGGTGACGATGAATTCTTCTGGCTTGAGAACGCTATGCCAGTGGGATACGCCAACTTAAAGATTACGCCGACTTATGATGCTGTTGGCAGCATTACGTTTTCTAATACGGTCATTAATTTTTTCTCAGCCAACATTGGCCTAGATGATTATTTGATAGCGTTTGAAGATAACGGAAGCTGCGAATACGTCAACCTAACAACTAATGTCAAAGGTACGTTAGCCTCTGCTGGCACGTTTTCTACTAGCGGCATAAATGTAAGCCAATGGAAAAATGAACGATTACTGATTAGTGACCCGACTAAAGGTTACTTTACGTGGGATGGAACAAACTTAATTTCTATTGGTTCAGTAGGTTCTATTGGACTTGTTAGTAGGGGTTCAGGTTATACATCTGCTCCTGCGGTCATTATTTCAGCACCGAATCAGACGAACGGAATACAAGCTACAGCTATTGCTACCGTTACTGCTAATGCCGTTTCGTCTGTTACTTTACTTGAAGCTGGTTCTGGCTATACGTCTTCCCCAACCGTAACCTTTAATGGTGGTGGGGGAACGGGAGCTAATGCGGTGGCGTCCGTTACAACGTTTGCTCAAGGAACAGTAGCTATTCTAGTGACAAACGGTGGAACGGGTTATACGTCTAACCCAAATGTAACTGTTTCTGGTGGTGGTGGTACTAATGCGGCTGGTCAGGCTATTGTCAGCGGTAACATTCTGACGCAAGTCATTATGACAAACAATGGAACTGGCTACACAAACAGTTCAAACATCACGGTGTCTATCAGTGGTGGCGGCGGTAGCAACGCAACAGCCAAAGCGATTATTAATACCGAAACCAATTCAGGTATTCAATCGTTTTCAGGACGGGTTTGGATTTCTAGTGGTAGAACAGTTTATTACTCAGCCGCTGGTTCATACAGTGACTTTGTAACAGTGTCGGCTGGTACGGTAGTGCTTACTGACGCGACATTGCACGGAAACATTATTCAGTTATTGTCAGCTAATAACTTTTTGTATATTTTTGGTGACGATAGCATTAACGTGTTCTCAGACGTTAGGGTTACAACGGCTGGCACGACCTTGTTTACGAACACAAACGTCAGTGCATCGGTGGGTACTAAATTGGCTTATGCCATTTTCCCGTACTTCCGTTCTGTGCTGTTTATGAATGAGTATGGTGTTTATGCGCTTGTTGGCTCTACAACGTCAAAGATTTCTGACTCTCTGGACGGT